TAAAGCAGATAAACAGGAGTAATATGGTGAGATGGTTAATACTCGTTCTATTTTTATCTGGTTGTGGTTTGAGTACTCTGCTACCGCTAGGAGGATCAGACGGTCCTACAGTAAATTCTAACGCACAAATAGGTGCAGAAAATAGACAGGCAGTAATGTCTGTAGAACAAACAGAAGAAGTTACAGCAGGTAGAGATGTTGTAAATACAGAAGTTTTAAAAGAAATAGAAACAGGTATGGTTGAAAAATTAAACATTCAAAACATACCACCTTGGGTAATGGTCTTGTTATTACTAGGATGGTTATTACCAACACCTACAGAAATGGGCAGAGGTATATTTAACTTTGTACTATTATTATTTGGAAGACAAAAACTATGACACGAGCACTAACAGAAAAACAACAGAAGCTATTAGCTGTACTGTTTGACGAGGCAGGTGGAGACATTGTAACTGCAAAAAAACTTGCAGGATACTCTGACGCTACATCATCTGCTGAAGTAGTGAAGTCACTTAAAGAAGAAATACTAGACGCAACACAGACCTACATGGCACGTAATGCACCTAAAGCTGCAATGTCAATGGTGGGTGCATTGTACGATCCTACTGAGTTAGGTATTCGTGATAAAATGCAAGCTGCCAAAGAACTACTTGATCGCACAGGTCTAGTAAAAACAGAAAAGATGCAAGTAGAAGCAAAAGGTGGTGTAATGCTAATGCCACCTAAACAAATGGATAACGATGACTAAACCTCTACA